GCGGCTTCCGGCCACTGCGAATCGATGAGATCCCACATGTCCTGAACGAAGGTCCATTCCTCCTTTGTCAGGTGCTTGTTAACCGCAGCGCGGACGCCGTCTTCGGTCCACTTCTCGCCCAGCAGCAGCTTCTCAAGGTTGGATGCGTTGCCCATGTTGAGGGCGATGGCGATGATCGCCTCCTTGTCGAGTTTGATCCCGCCCAGTTCGGGAAGGACGTGCAGTTCCGCCCACGAGTGGCGCTGCGCCTCGGGCACCTTCTCGTAGACGGCCTTCTGCTTCTTGCCGAGTTCGATCCGGCGGTCGTTGGTCGCCGCCGCCGCGTCCGCAATGGGGCGATAGATCATGCGCGTGAAGATACCCCGGCCCGTCTTGTCGCCGTCCGCGAACTCAAGCAGGCGTTCGACCTTCAGCAATTCCGCGTTCATGACGCGCAGCCAGTGCTTCGGCTTGCCCACGGCCTTTTCCAGCTCAGACAGGCCGCGCGTACTCAGGCTGGACCCGCGCTGGACGCCCGCCGCCGCAGCAGCCTCCATCTCGGTCAGCGTCGCTTCCAGCTCGCGCTTCTTGCCGTCTAGGAACAGTTCCTTCTTCTTGCGGCCGAGACGATCGATCTGCTTGATCGTGTCGTAGAAGTCCCGCAGTTCCTCCATCGACATCTGCGAGAAGTGCTTCCGATCGGCCCCCTTCAGCCTGGGCGGCTCCTGGACGACAACACCACGCTCAAGCTGCTCTGCCTTGTAGGCATTGAACAAGGTGCGCTCGGCCAGCAGCGGGCCACTGCGGCGCTTGAAGTCGTACTCCTCGAGCATCTCATGGATCGTGTCGAGGTAGTCTTGGTCCAGCGCCTTGATGGTGCGGGCGCCGGCCAGCTTGTCAAGGTAGCCCGTGATCTTGTCGGTGTCCTCGGCCGCCTTCTTCGCCGCCTTGTAGAGCGCGAAGTTGACGAGCTGGTCCTGCTTGGCCTTGAAGGCCGCCACGATGTCACCCTTCAGAAGGGCCTGCTGCACCTTGATGCCGGCCGTCCGCTCGGCACGCTGGTACTTGGCGAACTGCACCGCCTGATACTGCGACATCTCCGCGATGGCGCCGTCCGCCCAGGCGGTGATGTCTTCCAGGCTGACCACCCCGGAGTGCCCGGCCTTGCGCGCCAGCACCTTCAGCTCAAACGCCATCAGGGCGCCCTGCTTGTCGGAGCGGATGGCGTCCTCGACCTCCTTCTCCAGAGAGCCGTCGTTGAGGGGGTCGCCAATCTCCTCCAGGACGCGCCTGTGGGTCTCGCGGTGGATCTGGTCATCCACGTACCGGCCCTTGCCGCCGTCGTCCTGGTACCGCTTCTGGTCGGTCTGCACCTGCATCAGGCGCTCGACCAGTTCCTGCCCGTTGCCGAGGCCGACCATCTGGGCGACGGTCGTCAGGTCCATGCCGTCGTCGGCGTGGATACCAGTCGGGAGATTCTTCAGGCCGTCTTCGCCCACGAGTGCGACCAGCGCCGGGCGGGACAGCTTGATGGGAAGGCTCTTTGCGTCGTCGTCGCTCCCGAACAGCTTCCCGTTCCGCAGCAGGTACATCGCGGCGTTGCCGGGGTCTTTCATCGCCTCCGCGGTGACCTCGCCCTTGATGCGGCCGGTGACATCGTCCACGAGGCTCTTGGCGGCCCGGCGCAGCGGCGCCATGACCTTGGCCCGCACCTTGTCGTCGGCCTCCTCGAGAACCTGTTCTGCCCGCTTGGTGTAGGCGTCGCGTTCGGCCTCGGTCAGCATATTCTTGGCGTCGCCCAGAACCGGGTTGAGACCCTGCCTGTTCTGCGCGGCCTCGATCTCCTCCCTGGTGGCGATCATCTGCGCCATCACGGCATCGAACTCTGCCGACACCGGGACGTTCAGCCGCTTGACCGATCGGTAGACCGAGATCAGCCAGTTCTTGAAGGCGCGGAAGGCGTTCGCAAGGGCCTCGCTGGGAGACTTGCCGGTGAGCAGGAAGGCCTCGCCCGCCCGCGCCACGACCTCGTTCTGCTCGACGCGGCCCAGCAGCACCGTCCACTCGGCGGTCTCGCCGCCGTCCAGGCTGCCCTTGCCGCTCTTCTTGATCTTGTCGCCCAGAGCGCGGTAGCGGTCCCACTCTGCCGGGGTCAGGGACAGGTTCCCGCCCTTCACCCCGGCATAGTCGAGGGTGGCCTGGTACATCGCCTTGACCTCGGAAGAGGCATCAGGCGCGCGGGCCATGAACTCGAGGTTGTTGTGGAAGTAGTGCCACAGCTCATGCAGCACGGTTGAGGGGTCACGCCCCGCGAAGGTACGGACGAGCGCGCCCGTGTTGTCGAAGGTGATAGAGCCGCGGGCTTGCTGGTCGAGAGTTACGCCTTTTCCGGCGCCTGCGCCTTGCGCTTCGCCATCAGCCGCGCGATTCCCTCCGCTGCGGCCTTCGCCTGCTCCGGTGTCATCGGCTTGAGCGGCGGATCCGGGTCCGTTATCCAAGGCGCGTACTGCAGCGTCGATGGCAGCGGCATCGATCCCCGGCTTGGTGAGGGCGAGGGCTCGGAGGGAGCCTGAGTAATCGACGTTGATTTCATCGGAAGCCCGTCCTTTCCCGCCCAGTTTGCCATAAAGTTCCTTCTCAGGATACCACCACACAGCCTGCAAATCAGCCGGTGTCATCTCCATCCCGGCCTCGGCCAGCATGGCTCGGCTCCCGGCGATAACGTCCCGCATCCAGTTTCGTTGCCCGCCGCTGGTCGGCGCCTGGTTGATGCCGCTCAAACCAGCCTGAAGGCGCTGGGCGGCGTTTACCAGTTCGCTCTTCACCCGCGTTCCGTCGTCGTACTCGCTGCGGAAATTGCGGAAATTGCGTTCGTGTTCAGCGACAATCTCGTCGGCCACCCGCGACAGAACGTCGATGCGCTTGGGCACTTTCTCGCCCGCCGCCGCCAGCGCCCTCTCAAGGCGCCCCCGCTGCTTGGAGGTATCGACCTTGCCGACCAGCGTGCCGGTAAGGCGCCCCCATGCTCGCATGAACCACAGGTCCATGGTAACAGGGTCGTAATTGCCGTTGAGGTTCTGGAAGAATCCGCCGCCGATTTTTGGCCCGAGGATGGCCGACCCTCGCACGCTCGTGGAGACAAGCTCGCCGCCGATCTCGTAGCCTTCGGCTTCCAGTTCCGCGACCGTGAACTCTGCCGACATGAACTCGCGCGTGCCCGCCTCGCCCAGCTCGTCCAGAAGGTAGTTCATCTTCACGAAGTTGCCGTTGATTGCGGCAGTCTCCTTGGCCTTCACGTCGGTGGGAAAGCGGCGATGCTCGCGGAAGTAAGCATAGACCTCGTCGGTCAGGCGGACGTTGCTGGGGACGATCTCGCCCTGGCTGGTCACCGCCAGCGCCACGGTGAAGGCAAACTTGGCATGCTCGTCGGTATTGATCTCAGGGTAGATGACGCTCGCGATTGCCATCGCCTCGCGCACCCGCTGCGTGTACCAGTTGAGGGCGCTGCGTTTGGCGTCGCGCTGCAACGCGCCCTTGATCTCGGAGGCGATGACGCGGGACAGGAGGGCGTCCGTCTCCTCGCTCGGCCCCTCAATGCGACCGTTCTTGATGCCGAGGGACCGAAGGGCCGCCTGCCCCCGCGCCATCAATTCGCCCGCCACCTCCTCGACCGTGCGCGACCGAGGCTTGTTTCTGGGATGGTTGGGATCAAGCAAAGCGTTGGCGGTGAGCGCCTCCTCCTTTTCTGAGTTGGTCATCGGCGGGCTGTTGTGGCCGATGCCCTGCTCAAAAGTCCGCCCTTCCGCCCTTTCGGCAACCGCCTTCTGGATCGCCGCACGAATGTCGGCGTTCGACATCCCCTTGGGGTCGACGCCCATCTCGGCCAGCATGCCGGCGAGGTTCTCTCGATCGGCCTTAAACAGTTCCTGCGCCGCCGTGCGGTTCTCCTTGGCGATCTGGGCCGGGGTCTTCTCCGGGCCGGGGCCGAGAACGCTCGTCAATTCCAGAGCGGCGGCGTCTGCGCGGGCCTTCACATGGGCGTCGGGAACCGGCGGCGAGAGAGGGTCTTTGCCCCTTCTGATGGAATCCAGCAGGATGTCGAGGCGGTCAGGCGCCAGCTCGCGAACGCGGCGCGTGTTCTCGCTCTCGAAGCGGATGGGGTGCTTCTCGTAGAAGTCTAGGGCGTCGGCGTACTTGGTCGGCTCCAGCGTCGCCATCGCGTTGGCGTGGCCCGCCAGGAGGGCTGCGTTTGATGCCGCCTGCCGGGTGGGTAGGCCCATCTCCTTCAACTGGGTGAAGACCTTGTCCTGTACGATCTGCCGCGGCTCAAGCTGAACGCCGGCAGCGATCCCCTCCTCGAACCGCTGGAGGATCGCCTGCGTCTCGGCGGTGCGGGTCTTCTCGTAGTCCTTCGCCTGGTTGACGGAGAACCCTTCGACCTCGGTGCGGATGTCGTCGCGCCATGCCTTGTGCGCCTCGCTGGCGGCGGTGACGTAGCGGGCGAGCGGGATGGCGATGTCTTCGTTGCTGACGCGGGCGCGGGCAAGCTGTTCGGTGATGCCCAGTCGATCGGCGAAGTTGGCCGCCTCGATGCTCGTCATGTCCTGCATGTAGGTCGCGACGGTTTCGGCGGGCACGAAGACGGTCTTCTCTTCCTCGGCCCCCAGCACCGTTTCGAGGAACTCCCGCATCTTGTCGGGCGAGCGTTCGTTCAATTTGGACGCCTGCACCTTTTCGACCAGGTCGTCGAGCGTGAGCGTCTGCTTCTCGGCGACGTGCGTCCGCAGGTCGGTCAGGAACTCGTTGGCAGCCTTGATGGTCGCCTTGATCTCCTTGACGGCGGCCTCGGTCTTGACCTCGTCATTGGCGCGGGATGCCTCCTGCGCCGTTTTCACCACGGTATTGGCAGCACCATGCGGGAACGCGCCCAATCCCTCGGCTATAATTTCGCTGGGCTTGATCTCGTCCTGTCCGCTGATGATCTGCCCAGCAACCTCGCCAACCATTTCCAGGCCGGTATCCACTGCGATGTTACCGGCCACTCGCCCGGCATTGGCGGCGATGCCCGCCCCACGCTTGAATGGGCGCGTCGCCCCGAACGCGACAGCGTCGACAACGGACGGGCCGAATGATCCCGCATACCCCATCTTCTGCGCCTTCTCGGCGAAGGCGGGGTTGGCGCGCAGATATGCCTGCACAGCCTCGGGATCGTTGACATCAATGCCCACGCTGCCGATCGTGTTTTCTTTCGCCAGTTCCTGCTTGATCCAGTCTTCGGTGCGCGACGGGAAGTCTACGGCCTGTGACGCGAGGAAGGCGCCGGGTGGGCCGCCCACCATAGAACCCACGATAATTGGGAGCATATTGGGCGTCGTCTCTACCGCAAGCTGCTGAATGATGCCCCGCCAATCGGACGCAAATATCTGGCCGGCCGCGGCCAACGGTGAAGGGCCAGCAGTGCCAGCCTGCGGAGCGCCATTTATCCCCGCCGATATATTGCCGAGTGCATTCGTCAGAACGGCAAGCATGTCCTTGGCTTGCACGGCGTCGAGGGCATCGAAAAACGGCTGGACGTTCTGGTTGCGCGGCAAATCGGCGACGAGGGCAGTCGACCGCTTGAGGGCCGCGACATTCTTGACGATCTGAACTTCAGCCAGAGCCCGCGCCTGTACGCGCTGATCGGTCGACATATCCTTGTAGCCATAGGGATCGTCCGCGACATTGACGGACTTGCCTTGGTCGATTGCATCAAACGTCCGAATATCGCGAGCGATATTGAGGTTCGACATTTTGTTGAAGCTCTGCGCCATCTGCTCGACGCCAGACATCAATTGCGATTGGTAGAGCGGCGCACTGGCTGGCGCCTTATTGTTATAGACGATACCTCCCGCGCGACCGAATGCCGTCGCCTCCCAATCCGCCGACTCGCTGTCGATTGAACGCGCAGCCTTGCTCGGCTGCTTCGTGTAAAGGTGGGGAGGCCGCAGGATGCGCTCGATGTCGGCCAGATTGGCTCTCTCGTCACCCACCAGCTTGGCGTTGATCGGATCCTGCGACAGCCATCGTTTCACGCCCGGCGAAAGCGCGGAGAACTCATTGACCGCAACCCGCTCCTCTGCTGGCCGGGGGTCGGCTTCGATCACATCTACCGGCACGCCCGTCTTCTTCGACAGGGCGAGAGCCTTCGCTACAGCGTCAGGATTGCCGCCTTGCGCGCTAAGGACGTTCGCACGCCCTCTGGTTTCTTCGGCATCGCGGATGGATTGTATTGAGAACTCGTTGATGGCTTGATCGGCAGGCGGCAGCGAGAACTCATTGCCCGGAGCGGGGAGCTTATTGGCGCCAGGAAGCGGAACGACGGCGGACGGCTCCAGCAACGGTGGTGGAGCGGCCGGCGGCGCCTGCGCCACTTCCACGGGTTTGACTAGCGCTTCAAATGTGCTGCCGATGTCGCTCATGGCTTGCCTGCCGACAGACGAACAATTTTGTAACGCTTGATGATGTTTTCCTCAGTCGGCGAGATGCCTTCCAACTTCAATGCCAAGGCGATCTTGTCCATGTCTGACTTGGAGATGTCGGACATTGTCACCACGAAGTCTGCGGGATTTGGGTTTGGAACCTCAAATGCGCGCCTGGGGGTACCGATGCCGACATTCCGACTCCACCACCCACCCGATCCGGTCACTAGGTAGGTCAAGTCTTTCAGTATCTTGGTGACCTCGTCGGAGGTGACCTTGTGGCCCGGCTTGGCCTTCTCCAGTTTAGTGATCTCGACCTGCACCGCCTCGTTAAAGCGGATTTCTTGCTCGCGCATTTCTGGCGTTGCCTTGTCGCCGGTCTTGATGCCGATCGAATTGAGCCGCTCGTCGATCATCTTCTGGTTGCTCGCAACGCGGCTCAATTCCTTGTCAGGATCTCCCTTGCGCGCAACGCCCTGCATGTCCGCCAGCTTGCTAAACTGTTCCTTCGCAAGATTCGGCTTATCATTCAGTAGGTCATAGGCGGCCCACGTTGCCCGCTCATTCGGGTCCAAGCTCGTGAGGCCGCGCTGTATTTTGTAGTAAAGCCCCCAGTCAGTGGTGGCGTCCGTGCCGCCAGCGTTGTGCTTGATCACGCCTTCGAGGGCCCGTATCTTGTTGTAGTCCAGCCTGCTCCAGAGGTCGGGCGATATTTGGTTTTGGTTCGTCACCGCCCCGCCGTTTGGGCCGCCAGTCTTCATCACCCTGTCGACTTCAATAATAAGATCGTTCTTCGCCGCCTCGATCTGACGCTTGCTGTTGGCAAGTTCAACGTCTAGTTGCAATTGCGTTTGCCGACGCTGGTCGGCGTCGTTAGCGTTTCTCTGCTGATTCAAAAGCGTGGCGGCGTCGAAAAGATTGTTGGCCCTTTGCAGCATTACGTGGGGATCGACATATGCTTGCCCGTTTGGCTTGCTTGGATCGGTCGGCGCGGCGTCGGAGACACTGACGGCCTCGCGCGCACGACGGCCGGCATTGATGCCACCGTTATGGCCCGACAGTCCCCGAATAGCCTGCGCGATCTGCGCCGGGTCGCCGCTCTGCACCGGCTTCACCAACGAGTCAGGGAGCGAACCGTAGTTGTAGACGATCGACGACAGCGATGCCTGGGCTTCCGGCGTGAGGGCGTCCCATGCCGCGGTTCCGATCTTCTTCTTGAGATCGTCTTGAAACAGAGGGAGGCGGCGGGCAAGGTCGCGCTCGGCATCCTCCTCCGTGACCACTGTGTCGGCCGTGACCTTTTCCGGTTTTCCGTCCGCGCGGGTCACCGTGTCGGAGCCGTAGCCGACACGATACTTGCCATCGGTGTCCATCTTTGCTTTTAAAAGCAAACTCTCAAAATGCTTGACGACCCCGACCGCATCCCTTGGGTTTGGCGGGGAACCGGCGAGCTGCTTAAATTCCGCCGCCTGCACCTGTGCTGTCACGCCAGTCTGCATCGTTTTGATTGCGGGCTCGATCCTCTCCCTGTCTTTGGGATCCAGCCGGTCGCCGACCTTTTTGTATAGATCTAAAGCTGAACGATCGTTCGTGTTGATCTTGTGCCGAATGAGGCCGCTATAGACATCCGATTCCGCCTTTAGCTGGGCATTGGCGATGACCTCGGCGGACTGGCCTTTGTTGAGGGACGCCGCCGCGGCGCGTGCGCGCTCTATCGCAAGCGGCAATTGGGATTGGTCTAGAATCGCCGAATGGATCGCGGTTTCGATTGAAGCAATATCCACGCTTTTGTCGTATGTCGCCTGCTCGGAAACAACGTGCCGCGATATGCCGGCCGTAGCGCCGTTGACGTGCGAGTCGATAATGCCGGAAAGCCGTTGACGCTGATACGGATTGGCCGCCGCATCGATGGTCTGCTTCTTCAGTTCGATCAGCCTGTCGGTTGCCTTCTCCGCGCCGTTGATGGCGTCTGCACCCTTGAGGCGATAGAAGGCATCAGGCGACGTGTAGAGCGCGGCTTGCTGCGCGTTAATGAACTGATTGTTCAGATCCTGCACGCGCTTCTCGTTGGCGTCCCGCATTTCGGCAAGCGCAACATTGGCGAGCGAATCCGACGCCCTTTCCAACTGCTGACCGGCCACCACCTGGTCGCGCGCCTGCGTTCCGCCAAAGGATGCAATATCAGCATCCGATCGCAACAGCGCGTTGGGCGCGGCCTGGGGGGCGACCGTCTGAAGATTCGATGGGCGGATAATGGCCATTACAACAATCCTTTAAGTCGGCGGACCGCCAGCGCCATTACATGTAACCAAGATTATAATTTTCACCGACGCCTCCTTGGCCAGCAGCGGGATTGACACTGCCGCCGCCAGGACTGTTCTGCTGAAACTTCCACCACTTCTCGCCCAGCGACGAGGCGCCGGAGAGCAGCGATGCACCGGCTCCAAGCATGCTGGTCTGGCCCTTGGCCGCCGACAGCGCGGCGTTGCTCTCCATGTTGACGCCTTGGACCTTGTAACCCCATGCCTCACGCGCTGCGTTGTTGCGGATCGTGAGCGCGTCGAGTTTGCCCGCCGCCGCCGTGTCGCCCAGGATGTCCTGTTCGCTGCCGCTCAGGTCGGTCCCCTGTCCCGCCAGTGCCGCCGTCTGCGTGCCGATCACCTGCGCGGTCTTGCGGTTCTGGGCATCAACGCCAACCTCGCCGCGAGAGACGGCATCGGCGGCCTGCCATTCCGAAACCTGACGATTTCGGAGGGCAATATCGCGCATGTAATTGGCTTGCGCGCCTTGGGCGGCATTTGCGTTCATTTGGCCAACGAAAGACAGGCCGGTGCCGGCGGCGGCCGTGGCCAAACTGGCCGCCATCGCAATCGTGCTGGCGCTGATCGACCCGGACATTAGAGATGCCTCGACTGGAGCATGTAAGCCTCGTTGGTAAATTCTTCTTCGGCGTCTTCGATTGTCCTGGACGATGTTGCGAAGATCATCGTGATGCGGAAATTCGCCTGTGCGAGGATCGCATGCTTGCGGCCAGCGGTGGCCTGTACGATCGACGAGCCGGTCAAGGCGCGCGGCTGGTCCTCGCCGATGTAGAACAACGCCTCGCCTTGGGCGATCAGCAATGTCGGAATGCGGATGAAGGCGCTTGTGATTAGACAGCACCGGCCTTCCGGCAGGTCCGGCACGATCATGGTGCGGGCATAGACGCCGGCATGGAAATCATGCTCGAAGCGCAGTTCGGTCTGTGGCCGCGCGAGGTTAATAGCTTCAAGACGGTAGACCAGGTCGATGGCCTCGGGGCGCATCGCCGGGATCGCGGTGCGGAGGGCAATGTCGTTCATGCCGTCGCCGCAATCGGCTTGAAGAATACCCGGTTGCTTTCACGATAGCCGACCCTCGGCAGGACGCGGAACAGGTCGCCCTCGAACGGCGCCGTCACCAGCAGGCCGGGCGAGCCCAGCGCGCGGGCCTTCTCCTCCGCAGCGCGCAGCAGCATCAACCCGGCTCCGGTCTTGCGATGCGCCTTGGCGACGAAGAAACGCTCGGTCGTCGCCACCGGCACGCTATGGCGCGGCAGCGGGGCGACCAGCACGCCGATAAAGCCGATCAGCACCCCGTCGAGCCGGGCAGCAAAGGCATGCAGCATGCCGGCCGCCTCGATGGCCCGATAGGCGCTCCAGTTCGGATCGGTCCGCGGCAGGCCCGGCACCAGGCTCTCGTCGGCAAATTCCTCGGCGAGGCTGGCTAGGTTTGGGGCGCCCTCAATATCGGCGATGGAGCAAGGCGCGACGTGCAGTCCTGCGGTATCACGCATGGACGGCCTCCATCGTGAAGGGGATGAAGTCCTCGCCATGAACGCCCATGGCCCTCGGCGCGTGCAGCGTGAAGCCCAGCCAGCGTAGCCAGCGGATGGCCTCGGCATAGCGGGCGTCTACGACGTTTCGCAGCAAGGGGAACAGGTCGAGCGCATGGGCCACCCAGCGCTTGTTCTCGCGCAGGAACGCCTTGCGGTGCAGAGGCACCAGGTCGGATCCGAGCAGCCACGGGATGCCGGTCGGGCCGATCAGAGTTGCCGGGCATACACCCCACATGCAAACGATTTCGCCGTCAGCGCGCCCGGTCCATGCCTCGCGGGCGCCATGCACCGAGGCAAGCAGAGGCTCTAGCGGATCATGTTGGCCCAGCAGCCGCTCGATCTCCAGCCGATCGGCCGCACGCAGCACTGGCGCCAGCTCGCGGGCGTCGGCTTCGGTGGCTGATTCGATGCTGATGACCGTCATTGCTACCACTGCCTGCTAGCGATGAACTGATAATCCCAGCTCGCGAGAGTGAGCGTACCGACGACAGTGCCGGTGGTTTTGGTCATCGCGTTAAATGCCTGATTTGAACCAGCAGTAATTCCGATGAGTTTACTGGTCGTCATTATAGCCAGCGGGATTTCGTTTCCTCCGTCGTAGGCGCCGAGGTCGTCATTCATCAGCACATCACCAACCGCGTAGCCGCGATCAATGGTGTTGCAGCGGATGCCGAACTTCCGAAACTGCGGCACAACGCCGATATTGTGATTCGCCGAAGTGAACGTGCCAATCGCCGGCAGCGTTGCCACGAAGGCAGACTGATATCGGCCGTTGTAAGCATAGGCCACGGTCGAGATCACTGTCGTGGCGTCGGTTGCGGCCTCACCGATCACCACGAGGTAGGTCTGCTGCGCGGTCGAACCGTTGCCCACATAGCATTTCATTTCAGAAATATTAAAAGTGATTTGACCAGACGTTGACGATGGCGTGCCACCCCACTGGTAGAGCGGCGCCAGGATGGTCGAAGCGGCAGTAATGACGCCCGCCGCCGAGATCGTGCCATAAAGGAAATTCGGCGTGGCCGCCGCCCTGTTCGCGGTCAACCCCGAGAAGGTGAGATTGGCCGCCGAGATGCCGATGATATCGGTCGGCCCACTGGCACCGAACCCGTTGGCCGCTGACAACACCATCGAAGTCGTGGTCAGGTTTTGCGTCGTGATGCTCAAGGCTGCATTGGTCGAGGGCAGGAACGTCGGCAGCCCCGCCGTATCGACCGGGCCGCCCTGCACGGTCTGGCGCACGCCACTGTTGCTGTAGATCGTTGGGGTCTGCCACGCCAGCGCCGTGCCGCTGACGCCCAGGTACTGCCCGGATGAGCCCCGCGCCAACCTGATATACGAGCTGCCGTTGAACGACAAAGAATCACCCGCCGTGGTCAACTTATCAATGCCGGTTTGAAAAGTCTGAAGCGCCTGAATCAGCGTATAGTTGGTTTGCTCGGTCGCGGGATTACTAATGCTGGAGACCGTGTAGCGGCTCACAATCTCTGCGAGTTGCTGGATCTCCATCGCAACGCGGTCAAAAGCTCCCTCTACGATTTCGGGGAAATAGCCGCCTTGGTTAGAAAACACGGTGGGCTGCGTATATGGCACCGTGCGCACTAGGGTGAGCTTGGTGCTGACAGCGATCGGTGACCCGGTCAGCGGATAGGTGACGGTGCCGCCCGTCGTCGTGCCGATGCCGGTTACGCTATAGAGGCTGGCCGACAGGGTGGTTTCGACGCCAGCCGCGTCAGTGTAGATCACCGACAGGTACGTGGCATCGGGAATTGGAAAGGTAAATGAAAACACCGTCGCGCTGGCGTTGCCGGAGAAGATGACCTTATTTACCGTTGTAGTTAAGGCCATTTATGGAACTCCCACGTCAATGCGAGGAAAGAGCGCGACGACGGTCGCGGGCAACGGATAACTTTGACGAACGAAGACGCGCCCGTTGCTGTTCCAGCTCGGGTCCAGCAGCACTCGCTCGTCGCCTGTTTTTAAAGTCGTGGGATAGCCGTAGTTCTCGTCGAACCGCTCTTTAACATCGACGAGGCGCGTGGCATCTGGGCCAATGGCGAGACCGCGCGTATCCTTCACGCGAATGATAACCTCGTTCACGGCCTTGTATCGGCCCTGCATCGTGGGTTGCCCCTGCTCGATGTTGAGGGTTTCAAAATCACAGGTATAGGGTAGGCCCGCCAGGATGCGCCCCGAGGCGCGGGGGATCGTGATGCTGCCATTCGCAACAACTGAGGATGGCTGCACCGATCCATCGGCCAGGATGGCGACAGTCCGGCCCTCAAGATGCCAGAGGCCTGAGAGCGTCGAGGTCGCGAGCGCCCAATCGGAAACGGTTGTCGCCTGCAAGCTGCTGTGCGGCGCGATGTCCAGCGTGGCGGAAACGCTGCTGGTGGTCGAGTAGGCCGTGACAGTGACGGTGACCTGGTTCTGGCCGCTCCTCAGAATGTACTTGTTGCCGACGCTGGCCGCGGTGAAGGGCGTGTAACCCGTGGCCGCCAGCGTGACGGTGTCTCCGGCATTGTAGGTCGCACCGCTGATCGTCAGGAGCTGCGTGGTCGTCGTGTTCCAGCCGTCGTAGCGGTATCCACTGTCAACACACCATGCGGCGTAAATATCGGGGAAATACCGGCTTGCCATGCGTTCGACATAGCGCTTCGTGACGCCGCCGATCGTGCGCTTGATCGACAGGTAGAGGATCGTTTCGTTGCTTTCCTGCACCGCCGCGACGCTCTCGACCGTGCCGTCTGTCGTGTGCCGGCTCCATGCATAGACATCGTGTTCTTTGAGGTAGGTGAAGCCCAGCAGCACACCATCGGAACGCGCTGACCAGACAATGCCATCTGGATCGCGGGCATAGGCCCACTCCTCGATGGTCTGTCCTTCGAACAGGTGGCCGGCGAGGATCGACAGGTTTCGACCCTGATAATTATCTGACGTGTATTCATAGGCCACATCGCGAACGGCCTTGCCACTGGCAACGACATAAAGACCGCCGCTTTGAGTGTGGATCGGCGGCACATTGGCAATGCCTTCATAGCTTTGCGGCTTGGCCGCACAATTCGCGGGCGTGACGACATCGGCCTGGGCGCCGGCCCATACTTTCCAGATCGCCCCACTTGTGAACAACAGCAAGACGTTGAGTGCCAACAGGAATCGTATTTCGTTAACCTCTCGGCTGGCAATCGTGCGGGTTATTGCGTCGCTGTCGCGCGTCGGAGAGCTGGTTGACATGTTTTTGAAATTCGCGGATTGGCTCGCCCACAGCGTTTGCGGCCGTATGTTTGTTCGCGAAAACCACTGGCGCCCGTCAAAGTATGTGGAACACCCCGGATTGTTAGACAAAGACGTGTCGAGATTGATAGTGATCGACGCGCCAGTACCTGGGGCGTCATTGACAAACGCCGCGGGGAACCCGCCTAAAGCATCGGCGTATTGCCCGCTTCCGGCATTTGTCACGGCCACCGCCGTAATGACACCCAAAACAATGGTCGGCGTCAGGATTGTTCCGCCATAATTTGTAACGCCCAGGTACTGTGTATTAACCGTCGATCCTGTGCCGTAGCCGGCGCCGCCGGCATTCACGGTGACGCTGCTGATATAATACCAGTCGGTGGAGACAGGGTTGCCGTCACCGTCTGTGCCGACGATCACGGTGCCGCCGCTCGTATAGTTGATTGTAAAAATCGCGCCGCTACCGCCCGCCCCAGCGCCTGAAATAGTAAGAGTCGGATTCGTATATCCGCTGCCTTTGGTCGGCAGCGTGATCGTGGAGAAACCGCCGGGTCCAGTGTAGGTCGCGGAGACGGTGGCACCCGATCCGGTTGGATCAGCGATCGATAGCGTTGCTCCGGCATAGCCCGCGCCTGCCGCATTGATAGTTGCCGACAGCAGCGGGTATCCGCCAAACGGGTTTTTCTGTGTCGGCGGCGTGTCACTGGTGTCAGCGATGATTGTATTGTCAGTGAAAACACTACCCGCTTTTACGCGGCCAATGAATCCATATATCCCCTGCTTGAGTTTATAGACGTTGTAATATGAACACCCACCTACAGCGACGAAGCTAATATTCGATACAGCCGTGGCGGACCCCGCAGTGGTGCTTTGCAGGCTTTCTTCGCCAGTCGTGTCGTTAACGGATGTCATAACGTAGTATTCTGCGGTGCCGACCGCGTCGCTCGCGACGTTCGTCGGGGGCGAGACGCTGGACGAAAAGGTAATCGTGGAGAGCGTAAACGTCTCCGCTGTTGCGTGAACCAATGACCGCACAGCATACGACGGATGGGTAATCGTCATCGTGTCGGCTGATTGAACGAACTTGAGCAACGGCAGATCAGCCGTCACATAGGGCGTATTGATGGTGTAGAACCGCGCCACCGTGCCGGCCGAGGCCCATGCGGTGTATGCCGTGGTGTCGATGCCGGAGATCTGGAAGGTGTTGGCCGTCGCGCCTGCCACGGTAAAGCGGCGCCGGTTGAGCTGCGTCATGCCTGCGATGCCATCCAGCCAGACGTGGTCGCCGTCGTTGAGACCGTGGGCCGCCGCCGTCACGACACCTGGGCTTGCATTGGTGATTGCGGTGATTGCGGTTGCGGTTTCCAGCAAATAACCACCGGAATAAATTACCCGCATTTTCTGGTTGGCGAACTCCAGCATGTACGTTTGGGTGGTGCTGAACTGGAACGGGATCAGGCGGGAACGTGCCGCGCTGTCGAAGACTTCGCCGACGAACGCTGTACCCGCGCGCGTGCTGGCGCCACCGAAGGGATGAATGAACCAGTTGAGACAGGTCGCAAGGCCGACCTGGTACTTGGCGAGATCGACGCGACCGTGCAGGGCGGGGCTGAGTTCTCCGGCGGCGAAGCTGGGCAGCGCGACGGGCACCGGCATCAGGGCGTCCACACCGCGCCGTCGATGAACCGCACGTCAGTCTGTGTGTTGCGGATGTTCAGGCTTTCGGCGAGGCGGAACCGCTCGGCTGTCATCTGCTCGTTCGCCGAGTGCGCGATGGCAGTCTCAAGGATATCTTTGGCCATGGCATGCATCCGCGCCGCGGTGTCGGCCTTTTGCGTGATCGGCAAAGCCACGGCAGCGGCCAAGGCCACGGCAAAGGCAGTGACAAAATCCGGGTCCATGCGGTTGGGATCGAGGACGCGCTGGCAATAGACGGCCGTGGCCGGCGACAGGTTGGTGTAGATCAGCCGGTCGGTTCCATCCGACGCTACCTCGTAGAGCGGAGGGATCGTCTGCATGTATGCCGGCAGGCCGATGTCGAAGCTCCAGATCTTCAGGCAGTCGGACGGATACGCATAGCTGTAGGCCCAGCGGTCAGGCGGCGTGCCGCTCGTTGCGAGCGACAAATAAACCCGGCTGAAATTCCAATCGGCGGCGCGCAGCAGGTCGTCGCGGATCGCGGCGTACCAGGTGCTGATTGCGCGGGCCTCGGTGCTGTTCTCGGTTAGGCTCGCTATCGTCGCCCGCGTGCCCAGCCGCGACAGCGCCATGTTAGCAATATCGACCTCGGTGGGCATTGCCCCTCCGCGTGGTTAAAAGCTAACCACTACGGATGTTTATTGTCGCTTTGAAATGCAAGCCTTTTTAGGCATCCGCGAGCGGGTCGTAGTCGTGTTGGGTGGCGCTCTGCAACACGCCGGGCGCGCTGAATACCGAGCCCTGCGGCAGGTCGGCCACCGGATAGGCGAATGTGAGGGCCAGGCCGTCAGCATTGTCGGGCGAGGAAAGCCCGCGCCTTTTCATGTCCTCCTTCTTTTCGAGAAGGATTTGATTGTGCAGGTTGAAGCCGTACTGCCGGCCGATCAGCTCGGCGCGCAGCTCGCTGTCAGCGGGGATCGCGCCGGTCTTCAGCCATTCCCTCATGCTGGCCCACATCTCCGCGCCTTTGTTGGCGGTGGCGGGGAAGCCGTCGCCCATCGTATATCGATCGGCCTTGCCGCCGTTGTTGATGCCCAGCACCAGGGTGCTGGGCAGCATCTTGCGAACCATATCGACCACGCCAGCGCCCATGCCGCCCTCGTCGATGAAGACCGCCGCCGCGTTGTGGAACATGGCCTGTTCAGCCACTTTGCCTGAAAGCGAGACCAGGTCGAGGCCCCTGAACTTGAGTGGATCGATGGTCTTGGCGTCGAGCCCTCGGCGGAAATAGAACGTCGCCTGGTCGTCGCCGAAGCGAGCCACGTCCACGCCCATCACCAGACGCTGGTAGATATGGCTCACGGCCTCGCGGCTGGCGGCCTGCTCCACGGTCTCGTTGTCGATAAACTGCATAGATCCTCCTCGCGGGAACTCGCCTTTGACGCGGACGCGAACGAAATCGCTGTCCTCGCCATAGTCGGCGATCCACTTGTCGATCTCGGCCTTGTTCGTGCCGCGCACCTTGCGAGAGTCGATCTGGCGTGGGCTCCAGCGATGGGAGAAACGGCCGCCGGCAAAGCACTCGCGGAACCGGCCCGTGTTCTCGGTCGGATTGCCGAAGGCGCACCACAGGATCTCGGTGTCTTCGTCAGTCATGGCGCCCTCGGCCACCTCCCAAACCTTGTCCGCGATCTGGGAGGCCTCATCGAACAACAGGATCAGGCGCCTGCCCTTATTGTGCAGGCCGGCGAAGGCCGCCGTGTTGTTCTCCGACCATGTGGCGGCATCGCATCGCCATTCCTTTGAGCCGCTGGAATTGCGGCGGGATATGCTGGTCGCCTCGAATTTGAACCAGTGCTTGCAGATCAGCAGGTTGAACCACTTGGAGACTTCCGGCCACGTCTTTGTGCGGAGCTGGTCGCCGGTATTCGCTGTGATGACGACTTTGGTCAGCGGCGCAGTGGATAGGCCCCACAGGATAATCCACGACACGAGGGCGGATTTACCGATGCCGTGGCCCGAAGCCGTGGCAATGCGCAGGGCGCCGTCGATGTCGGCGGCCGACAGCCGATCGCCGATCAGCTTCAGCGTCTCGATCTGCCACGGGCGAGGCCCGGCTTCGCCCGCCAGTTCAGTGCCCTCCTCGCCCCACGGGAACGCATAGCGCACGAAGCGCAGAGGGTCATGCGCGAAGCTGGCGAGAATCTCGATCAGTTCCTGCTCGGGATCACGCCGTTCAGCCAGCATCGCCCGCCAGCTTTTTCGCGGCATCGTTCATGCGCTTGACCAGCTCGTCGCCCGCGTCGAGTTCGAGGTGCTGGGACGGGCGACCCCAGCCGCGGTCCAGCAGCGCCTCGGCGGCGGCAACGCGCGTGCGGCTCTCCTTCGCCGCCAGGGCGGCTACGAGCGTCGTCAGAGCCTCGGCCGTATGGGCGCGTGCCATCTCCTTGAGCGGTCCAGAAACACCTGGGCGGCCCCCAGGATTGCCGCTGACGCCCTTCTGGAAGGGTTTGCCCTTGCCTCGCTGTTTGTGGCTGAGATCAGCCATGGTCAGTGCCCTCTGCGGTTTTGAATGGCATCACGCCCTCGCTTTCCTGCGCTTGGCGATCCGCATCATCATAGCACGATACTGCCGCGGCTCGCCTGGGCTGACGTTCAGAAGGTTGCGTTTTTTCTGCACGCAGGTTCTGGTTCTTTTCATGGCCTTACCAATTTGTCCGTCAGTGTAACCACCGCGCGCCAGCATGCGGAGCTTGGCGTCATCGTCGGCTGTCCAAGCGCGCCCGTTCATTTCGTCACCTCGTGCAGGATGGCGGCGTAGCCCACCAGATCGAGGATCGAGTCCTGGTGCCCTGGATCGCGCGTCAGGCGCGTCAGCTTGAGGTCCATCATGCACAGCACGACCTCGGCCGCCGTGACGGGGTGGCCCAGCGTGAGGGACCAGCGGGCCGCGATGGCGGCCATTGCCTTGCTAGCGTCGCCGTAGGCCGCCTGCCGGTCGCGCTGAACGTATGCGGCCTGGTCGAAGAGGGTGGTGGCGCTCATGCTGCGGTCCCTGCTCGTGAGGCCCGCAGCACCGCCAGGAAATCGTCGGCGTGCAGCACCACGACCCAGCGCCGGCCCGATCGGCGGTGCCAGACCGTGGCGATGTCGCCCGGCTTGGCGTCGGTCAGCGCCTGCTCAAGCGCCGGGTAGAGCGCAAGCGTCTCGGCGCGCTTGACCTCGATATGCACGCCGTCGAGGCCAATCACGTCGGGGCTGTCGTTGCCGCCGGCATACTGCACACCGCGGCGGGCAGGAATGCCGTGGTCGCGCAGGAGCTGCGCCACCTCGCGCTCGCCGCGTTTGCCCTTGTCTCGGCTGGCTTTGCCCATCGTGGCCTCTCCTCAGAACGGCAGCGCGTCGCCGGCTTTCCAGTCGGCGGGCGGTTTGGTTGATGCGGGACGTGCGGCGGTGATCTCGGCGCCAGGCCAAAGCGTCTTGGCTTTGCGGTAGATGGCGGCCTCGCGGGCCATCAGCACCCGCAGCAGCTCCTGAAGCGCCACAGCGGTGTGGCCGGGATATCGGTCGGCGGTAGCCCCGACATCGGCGGTATGCAGGCAGACGGCGAATGCCTGGCCTTCTACGGATGCGGTCCAGACGGCGCCCAGGTCGTTGGGCTGGTGGCCTGCCGCGCGGGCGGCGGCGTCGAGGGCTTTCCAGCCGCGCGCCAAGGCGGCGGCCTTCTGGGCGGCGGCCTCGATGTCGCCGGCGGCGATCTCCATGTCGCACTGCTCCTGGGCGGTCGCGAAGCGAGCGGCCAGGTCGGCCGGTACGAGCTCGGGTAGGCGGTTGACGCCCCAGGTCCGCTCGAGGTCTACCGCCACCCGATCGAGGGCGGCGCTGGCGGCGGCCCATGCCCTGCTCTCGGCCTCGGTGATGCTGGAGGCGGTGGCCGGCTTGGTGCGGCCGTGCGCCAGAAGCCGGGTCATGCCGGGCCTGCGGCAGGAATAATTAAAACACACGCGCCCATCCAGCCGGGCAAAGGCCGGGTATTAAGTAATACCCGGCGCTTGCCCGGACGGCTGGATATGGGAAACCGGGCAAACCCCGGGCACAAAACCAAAACAGCTAAGCCATTGTTCCCATTAATTAATTCGCGCTGCGGGCAAAGCCTTTTCGGCCCTTGCCCGGCTTTGCCTGTTTTCTTGCCCCGGGCAAAGAGGCGGGCAAAGGGGGGGGTAAAAACAGGTACCTTTGCCCGGCATTCTTGCCCGAGCTTTTCTAATGCGAAACTCTTAAAACTTGTCACTTTTACCTCCTGAATTAATAAGTCCCGCCACCCATTTCCTGCCCTTCGCGGTGATCTCGATCACGTCGCCGGCGTCGCTCAGCAGGCCGTCGATCTTGAGCTTGGCGACATGTCCCACGACCGCCTGATATTCGTTGCGCTGCTCGGCCTTGGCGCCGTCCGTCAAAAGCCCGGCCGCCTGCCCCAACTGCATAGGGCCGCGCGCTCGCGCGATGCGGCTGAGCGCCATCATGATCTGCTCTATCTCGCGGCGCCGGCGGCTCTCCTTGTCCTCGGCCGCTCCAGGCCGCCCTTCCCGCGCGATCACCGTCTTGACCGGCCGCCCCTTGGCATCCTTCACGCTGGATGTTTCGACGCTCTCGAGCGCAAGCGGGATCGGGGCAAACTCGGCGCCCCGGAACTTGCCGGCCCAATGCAGAGCGATCTCGCCGTCCTGGCCCCAGAGCGTCAGGTTGCCGTCCACCTCGGCTATGAAGGCGCCACCACCGCGCGGGAGGCAGTCGGCTGCATTGGCCGGCCGCTTGATGGGATGCGCCAGGACGATAACGGCAGGCCGCCCCGACAGGTTGCACAGGGCCGCCCGGAGCTCGCGGGCATAGTTGCCGGCCTGCGTGTTGTCGTTCTCGTTGTCGCCCTCAAAAAAGGCCGCCGCGGTGTCCACGATGACCAGCCGCAGGCCGCCGATGCGCTCGGCATAGGCTTTCATCTCCGCTACCCGTTGCAGCAGCGACTGCGGCCCAGACGGCTCGTAGACGTGCATTCGGTCTAGCGCGATGCCGCCAAATGCGTTGTCCGCTGCCGCTATCATGCGGTGGCGCAGGTCGTCGGGGTTTTCACCGGCGCAATACAGCACCGCTCCGGGGTCTACAGCGCGCTCGGAGAATGCCGCGCCTGCGGCCACGCACTGCATAAGCAGCAGCGCCACGGCCGTCTTTCCGGTGCCTGTCGGCGCGGTGAGGGAATACATGGCGCCGCGCAGCAGGAGGCCGTCCACGATGTAGTCGGCGGGCACATAGCGCGCCAGGAACTCGGCCGCTGGCATGAGGACGGCGGGCTTAGCCTTTGGCTTCGGTTCACCCTCCGATGTGCTGCCCGTATTTGGCTCTTCGAAGTCCTCCACGCCCTCCGCAGTGTCTCCCCAATCCTCCGCAATTCGGTAGGTCGTCCCGTTGCCCACATCGTAGATAAAAGGCTGTCCGCTGTCGGAAAGCCGGATAAAGGCGGCCTCCGAATAGCTCTCGCGAAACGGCGCCTCGCACCTCAACTTGTCACCCGGCTGCAACCCGTCAACCCATGCCGCCAGCGTCTGCGTGCTGCCGCGCCGCGTGATTTCAGTCGTCGCGCTTAGTTGGCCACACGATACGACCGACAGGCCGCCGCCGTTTGGTGTCGCTTTGATCTCCAGCTTGATGCCGGTGTTGCGGCAGTACTCACGCAGGGCGCTCGGCTTGGGGATTGTCAGGAACGATAGATCGAGGATCCCGCCGCCTTCATTGGCAACCGTTATGGCGGCGTCGTCGCACACATAGCCTGGCGCATCGCTGACATCTGGTTGCGCGCAGAACACAAGCCGCCCGGTATCGAACACCGCCAGGTCAAAGAGGCTGCGATGCTCGATCCCGATCACCTTGCCTTTGGTCTTCGGGCTACGGCTGAGCTTCTCAAAGGCAAACGAAAGCCCGCGGTTGACCATCTCGACGCCCACGTGGGCTTTCATCAAGCCGATCTTGCTGGCGTCGCTGACCTTGATCCATGCGTGCGTGGCCTGTTGGCCGGGCTCACCCTCGCGGCGCACGCGCGCCGAGGATCCGCGCAGTTCGATGCGCTCGCAGCTTGAAATGCCCGGCAAAATGCTTTCCCACATCCGCAGCCGGGCGCCGATATCCATTGCAGCCCAAGCCGCCGGCATACCTGGCGGGTTGTCGGCGTCAAACAGCGCGTACACTGACGGCGTAATGCCGCGCTTGAGGCGTGCGGAAATGCGCTTGCCGTCCTTATGGATCACGCCGCCGGCAACTTCACCGACGCGGCTGTTGAGAATGCGGGCCAGCTCTTCTTCGGGAATGATGCGGAACGGCTTATCGTCCGCCCCCATCCATTCGCCGGCACAGATCACGAGGCTTTCCGATTCCGTGACCTCGGCAAGCAAGTCGGCAAATTCGCGCGCCGTAGTGATCTCGCGCGAGACGCCGACGCCTTCCGTGATGCTGGCGATCACGGTCTTTTTCATCCCGTCATCGGTCATCGTGTACTTCTTGCGGATCACGGCCGGCTTGATGCTGTCGATGATTGTGACCGTGTGGCTCATTGCGCGGCCACCTTGCGGCCCTTTGCCGAATTGCATGACCGGCACAGCACTTGATAAATCGCGCGGCTGGCGTGGAACGCTATCCATCGTGCCTCCTGATCAAGGTCTGCCAGGATTGCGCCCCTGCCCGATGCACCGCGCGACAGCGGTAGGTCGCGCTCCAATGCTGTGAATTCTTCCGCAATGTCGAAAAACGTTGGGTCTACGTGATCCGTCGTGAGGTCGTCCGCGCCGGCGCATTGCTGACACCCGGCCGCCGCGTTGTCGCTGCGATAGGTTCTAAGATCGTCCGCCACCGCATCCCGCAACACCTTATGCAACGGCCGCTTGCCTTCGCCGTTGATGGCTTTGTTCCAGCTAAATTCGCGCCATTCGCCGCCGAAATCGCAGGTGTGAATATGCCTCGGGTCGCTCGGATAGCTCGGATTGTTCATCCGCTTGACGCCATGAAAACTGGTGCCGCAAATCAAATTGAAGAAATCCACATCGTCCACCAACCAGGGCGCGCCGATTACGTTCGCATCGATACGGCAGCGAAGCATTTCCATGCTAGCTTTCTTGGTAAGAACGCCTGAGTTTTTCCGCAGCGGCATATCAATCTGGGATTGGTGCAAAGAACCCCGGCGACCGTTTCCCGGCCGCCGGGATATTCTCAGCGCGCTCAGAACACGTCGTCAGCCTGCTGCCCACCGGCCTGGGCTTTTGCCACAACCGCGCTAAAGTCCTCGGCCTCTGTCGTCTCAGCCCAGGGTTCGCTTGCGGCGCCCAACGGCTCGCCTCGGCGTGTGATCCAGACGCCGTTCAGACCGCAGCCGACTCCGCGGTTGCCGGCCGTGTCGTAGCCGTAAAACCCCACCTTCACGCTGGCGTAGTTTCCGCTCCGCATATGCTCGCTGGTGGCGCGGCTGCGATCCTTGCCCGCGAGAACTTCGACGGGCTTCTTGTTCGCCGCACTGATAAAATAGCAGTCGGTGTATTCCGCGCTCTTGACCCGCTCGCCAGTGTCGTCAACGGCATCGCCGTCGCGCAGTGGCGACCTGAGGCCCTTCGGCGGCTTGCCGTTCCACTTGGCGGCAATCGCCGCCTGCATCGCGGCCTTGATTTCGGGCAGTTGCCTGTGCTGCTTCGGCACAATCATCGTGATGGAGTATTTCGGCTCCGCGCCCTCTGCCGCCGCCCGCGGCTCTTCGAGGTGCACCCAATCAAGCCTGACATCGTTTATTATCATGGTCGGTTTCCTTTTTACGTTTCGCGGTTCTTGATTATTGGAGCGCGTGGCAACCGCTACGCCGCGTCGCTCCACTCGTCGGCCGGCATGGCCCATCTGGGCAGTGCCAGGGTTGCAATGCCCGCCTCGTATCCGGGCCAGTTGCCTGATTGCATGCAGTCGCGATACACGGCCGCAGCGCGTTTCATTTCGCGCGCACCGGCTGCCAGCGTTTCGTGATCGAGGCGGTAAAGCGCGAACGCATGCGGTGCGGCAGACTCGACGGCGATGAAGATAAAATCAGCCGCGCCGCCGCGCGTCGCTCTATAGCCGTCAAGGTAGTGAGCAGCCTGGAGATGGTATGAGAACGTCGCCACCGAGCGCCCGAAATCCTTAATGCCGGCATCGATCGTGGTCTTGAGGTCGATGACGATGCCGTCTCCGATCGCATCGGCCTTGGCTTTGCACTTCACGCCGTGCTGATCCCAAAGCATCACCTGCTCTTTTGCAGCGGCCTCAAGCATCTCTGCGATCACTGCATTGGACCAAAGCGCGTCGCGAATCGCGGTTGCGCGGTCGCCGTCAGCTTCCGACAGGATCGGCAGCCCGGTTGCCTCGAGGCGCTCGCGCTCGGCCTTGCCCTCTTTGCTGGCCCAGTTCAGATATTTGACCGCGAACGCAGGCCGCTCGGGCTCCAGGACAAGGCTATGCACGACGGTGCCAAACACCATGGCCGGCGTCGG